TTCTTCATAATTACCCCATGTATCTTTGTAATCCGAATTTGCTACGGCCAAATCCAAGGCTGCCTTCCCGTGTACGCCCAGGATCCTCGGCGACGTTTCTTTTTAAATCTGTAGCTCCATCGTCTTTATCAACTGGATAAGCCTCGACAGGATCACCCAACGGATCCCCAGACAGACCTCTTTCATATGGCTGGCCCATATTGGTCATAACCGGACGCGTTTTAGCTGATGCCGGGCCTAGAATTTTATCGAGCACGCCCATCGGGCTTTCTGACGATTTTCGTTGTGATCCAGTAATTGAAGGCTCCCTTCCTACTTTATCTGCCATTGATCCTTCTGGTTTGTCTGGCTGGCCCATTAGTCCTTTATGTTCCGGTTTTACTGGTGTTTCAAGATTGCCCGAGCGATATGGTTGGCTTACCGGCGCATCAGGAGACAGATGTAGGAATTCTCTGTTTATCCCGCCTTGAGCCTTCTTAACCTGATATCTGTTAAGGGCTTTGACTAATTTACTGGCATCTAATTCATACAGAAGCAATAGCTTCACACATCGAATCCTTCAATGGTACCTTTGTCATAGGCATCTCCATCAGGACGCAACCCCCCACCGGTAAATGGATCTGTGTGTTTAGCGGTGCGACTATCAGCATTAGTTGTAACATCCACAATATCTTTCATATTTGGATTCCAACCACTATCTTGTTCACCAGGGTTTTTGCTCAATTCCTTAACTAATGAATCAAAGTGTTTCATCGCACCATCTACCTCAATAGTTGGAATAGCACGCTGTGTCAATTCTTTCTGAAATGATTTCTTGAATGTTGGATTGTCAATATACTTATATGTATGTGTCTGGAAAAATGCTGACGTTATAGCATCTTCAAATGGGTTACCTGCTACTTTTAGCTTGAATGCATCATCTATTCCTTCCCAACGGAATTGCGAATGATGTGCTGTTTCATCGCCTTTTACGAATTTTAGCATATCTTGTAGAGTGGTATCCTCTGATACAGTTCTAGATTCCTTCAATAAGTTACGCAATGCCAATATTACTTTCTGTTCTGTTATAGGAAGTTTCTTGGTGGATTTAGTCTCGTGAAGTTCCATATAATACTCCATTGTAGTTTTGATTGTATTTTAAAATTGTGCTGAAACATAGGGATATCGTACAAATAATTACGACTAAAAAAATCAGATATGTATCTGGCCCACCAGGACAAGCTACAAATCCTAACGGGAATTGGACTATAGTAGGCTTCTCAGGCGTAGAAGCCATTATAGCAAAAGAAAGCACTCTAGTTAAAGTACCAATTCAGGATATAAGGAAAATAGCCAGTTTTAATATAGACACATTCTATAAGCAATTAGAAATGGCTGGTTTCGAAAAACCTGTAGAAATCAATATGCCAGAATATATTAGTACTACAACCGATATTTCAATAGTTGAAGCGAGACTGTGGCTAAAAAAACACAATTACAAATTAACTGTTGATTCTGAATCAGAACGTGACAAAATATTAGAAAGAATTGTAGAAGCGAGGAAACATGGCTAAAGAGAAAAAGGCCAAAGTTGATTGGTCCGATAATAAAGAAAAAGCAATATCGCAAGCGCAAGAATACTTAAATAGACAATTTGGTGATGGTACTATGATGATTGGACAATGTATAGTAAACGTTCCAGCAATCCCAACTGGCGCGCTGAACTTAGATCTAGCACTTGGCGTAGGAGGAATACCGCGTGGACGCGTAACTGAGATATATGGTCCCGAAGGTTCTGGTAAAACCACATTAATGTTACATGTGCTAGCCAATGTACAAAAAGATGGAGGAGTAGCAGCATTTATAGATGCTGAACACGCACTTGATAAAGAATACGCTGAGAATATAGGCATTAATTTTGATAAATTAATAATCAATCAACCGGATTGCGGTGAACAAGCATTAGATGTTGTAGAAGTGTTATGTGAATCTGGTGCGGTAGACGCCATTGTAATCGATTCTGTAGCTGCACTAGTACCAAGAGCAGAATTAGATGGTAACATAGGAGATCATCATATAGGCACACAAGCTAGAATGATGTCTCAAGCTATGAGAAAATTATGCAGTAAAGCACGCAAATCCAATACAGCGATAATCTTTATAAATCAGCTACGTGAGAAAATAGGCGTCATGTTTGGCAACCCAGAAACAACTACAGGAGGACGCGCACTTAAATTCTATTCCTCGGTTAGATTAGATATCAGAAGAATAGCGACTATCAAGAAAGATGGAGGAGCATTCGGCAGCCAAGTAAGGGTAAAGGTTGTCAAGAATAAAGTGGCCCCACCTCTGAAACAAGCAGAATTTGAAATAATATTTGGAAAAGGTATCAATCAAGCTGCGTGCATCCTAGATCTTGCAACCGAATATGGATTTATTGCTAAGAAAGGCAATTTTTATAGAATAGGCGATACAGTAATAGGAAATGGTAAGAGCCAGGCATCGGAATGGTTAGAAGCCAATGAAGCCAAACTGAGAGAATTAGAAATAGAGATCATAGATAAATTATCGGCTAATAAACAAGCTATTAAGATCAATGTTCCAGAGAACGATGATTCCGGATTCGACGGCGAAGATACATAAGAAATTGGTGTATAATGGCAGCACCCTTATTCAAAAGAGGGGATATTGTTTATCTAGAAGAATCTGCTGAAATAGGACGTCTAGAAGCTTATGAAATAAGTGAATCTAAACAAAGTACTCCCACGCAATGGCTTTATAAGATAAGAATACATCAGCGGCCACCAATTAGACCAACCATCGGCGATCAATTCAGACCACAAGCAATAGAACCAGACCTGTGGTATACAGCCAGCGAATTCATGACATATTGTGAAACATTATCTGTCATTGTCATCAGATTACAAACACAACAAAATAGAGTAGATAATTATCTATCATCAATATGTGCAACACAAGATGAAACCCAAGCTGAAGGTGCTCCAAAATTCAATTTGGAAGATGAAATATGGTTATCAGCATCGGCTAAGCTTGGGTTCTTCGAAAATAGACTTGTCAATGGAGTCTTTGAAGTAGGTGTACAACCAGGGTCGAAGAAGACAAGGTACCGTTATTCTCTTTTAAACATTTCACAACAATTATACTTCAGAGAAGATGAATTATTGACTAAATGCGAAGCCGCCACATTTGTGCATAGTGCTATAACCAACCAGCTAACAGGGATGACACAATTACAAAATAATGCCGATTGTTAAGGCACGTCGCTCTGGATCATATCTTCATCGCCAGTTCCCGTGATAGTAAGGTCTGTATCAGTTTCATCTAAGTCACTGAGTGTCGGGAACACATCATCCTCACCGAAGCGCCACCGAGATATTGTGGTGTATAGTAAAGTAGTCAGATCACAAGGCTTACCTGCGTTATAGACCTCATCCATAGAGACGCCATCAAGTTCAGCGCTCCACAACGCAGGCTCGTCGATGTAATCATCAGGCCCAAGGAACATGTCATAAGGATCTCCAACACTATTGTAACGCCCACCAGCAGTCATCTGCATAGGATCAGAGAGGTGTGTAGATACTACATCTCCGTCCGTAAGTTTAGTGGGATCAGCATCCTCTGCTCCGTTGATGTATAATTTTAGCTCACCTGCGCCGATCACGAAACCGAACATGAACCAATCAGCAATCACACTGGTAATATCGATTCGATAATGCTTTCGGTTTAAGCCACCGAGGTTCCCATCGCTAGTGATGTGAACATCAATATAGGGGACAGACAGTTCCACGATAAACGCGATGGCAAACGCAGTAGCATTGGTGCCTACATCGCCTGCGTGCCAAATCCAATATTCACCATCACCATGAGTTTCGAGTTTGAGCCAACAAGTGAAGGAAAATGGATCTGACCATTCTTCGCCTAGCTCTGATGTAACCCAAACTCCTGTTGCTACTGTAGTCCCAGGGAAGAGTACGGACAACGAGGAATATTCACCAACTTCATAATTAGGCGTCGACGTGGCCATAAGCATGAACCAGTTATCCGCATTGTCCTTCTTGAGGGTCACACTCTGTCCGGCTCCTATTACGATGCCTAGACCTTCATCAAGTAGTGTTCCATCGAGTTTGCGGATCTGCTCACCTGCAGGCGCTCGAATCGTAAATGCATGCCCGGTTTCGAGACGTACGAAATAGACTGTAAACCCTGCCGATAGGCCGGAATCGAACGTGCCAACAATATCTCCACCTGCACCGATGTTGTCGAAGATCTTACCTACATCCCCTGCTATAATAGTAAAATCCCCTGTTTCATTGTTATTCGGGGCGCTATTATTTAGTTTCTGTTCGTCTTCTAGTTCTAATTGTCTTGCATACATTATTCACTGCCTTTATTACCAAAGTCAATATGGCCTGGATTATTTCTTGTTTATATTTAATTTAGTATATAACAATATATGAAGCTGTCAGATGAAATAGAAAATACGTCCGCATTTGGCATCAATACAGAGCGCGCTATTATATCACTTATTCTTGATAATCCAGAATTCTTTACAGCTGCTGGACAGCATATATCGCATAAATTCTTTAAAGCAGCTGAATCAAAATATATAATGGGCATAATAGAAATATTATTTGAAGAATCAAGTGTTGTGCCATCAAGGTCTGTTGTCCGTGATTACGCCGTGCAAAACCTAACAGTTGATAGCGATTTTGAGCCCATTATAGAATTAATAGACAGGAAAAGTGATCCAAGAGAAGTTCCATTTGTTAAGAGGGAGTTATTACAATGGGCTCGAGATCAAGCGTTCGGATTGCTGTATAGCGATGAAGGAATGGAGGCATATGAAGCTGGAGATTATACTAAATTAGAACAGATTCTAGATCAAGCCAAGAAGATAACAGATGTCTCCGATGATGGATTATTCTTCTTTGAAGAATTAGAATTACTGTTTGTTAGAGATCTAGAAAAAAGATATACATGCGGCTTCCCAAGATTAGATAGATATATCAATGAAGGTGGCCCCACAAAGAAAGAAGTCTTTTGTTGGATGGCTGGCACTGGGATAGGCAAATCAATTCTGCTCCCACATAGTGGTATGGCCAATGTAAAGCGTGGATGTAATGTATTACATATCAGCTTAGAATTATCAAAAATTAAGACTGCCCTAAGATATGCTGGTGGATTGACTAAAGTAGAAGTCGCTAAACGTTATGAATCTGCTAATCGTAAAAAAATGATGGATGTCTTGAGAAAGGCTAAAAAATCTTATGGCGGCGATCTAATTATTTATGAATTTTCACCAAACGAGATCAGTACAGCGCATGTCTCACAGCTGATGGACAGATTAAGAAAAAATCACAGCTGGCATACTGATATTCTCGTTGTTGATTATCTTGAGCTTATGATAGCTGCTAGATCAGAATATAATAGAGACGAATATCTTAGGCAAAAACAAGTATCAACAGAATTGCGTCAATTAGCTAGAAATGAGGAGGTATTAATATTCACAGCTTGCCAAACCAGCAAGGAGGACCCGAGAGGCAACAAAAACTCTACTGGCCCTAATGTTGCTGGTACCAATAAAGCTGCCGAATCATATGGCAAAATGATGCCACTCGATTATGTAGTGAGTGGCAACCAAAATTGGGATGAGTATAATTGTTCTCAACCCCAAATTAGATTGTTCATAGCCAAGAATAGAAATGGTCCAAAGAATCAGATTGTCCCAGCAATTATTGATTATAAGACATTCCATATGTCTGAGAAGACATCAAAACTGTCGAAAAAGTAGTATCTTATTATTGATGTATTTTCTATGTGGCTCGTTTAATGTATCAAAACCGCTAATAATATGCGTATTCTGTTCCAAACAGAAGAAGGTAGAATTTATACCAATATTTCAGAAGACTGGAATTAAACTAGCTGAAGCATTAATTAATAAAGCTAAGATTACTGAGATATTAGAAAATCACCACGTTGTAGTGCCAAGATTTAAATCATTTATTATTGGATTTGGTCTAGATTATCACAAGCAACATCTAGTTTATGATATAGGATTGCCTGATTTGCCACATATACCAAGCAATAAAGCACAACTAATATTAACTAACCAATTAAAGGATTTGATCAGGGCACCAAAAGGTGATTGGCAAAGAATATTGGCTAATGCCCAATTTGTGTATCGAGCCTTGGAAGAAAAGGGATTTTACAACAGCGGGAAATTATACTTTCCTAAATATGACCTAACTTATAGCGGTAGATCAAAATGCACCAATAACAATATTCAAGGCGCTGGCGACAACGATGATATCTATTCTGCGACTGAAGATAATTGTTATTTTATTCATTTCGATTGGATAGCTGCCGATTTCAGAGCGGCCAGTTTAATGAGTGGCGATAGAGTGCTTTGCGCAGCATTTAAGGAATCAGATCCATATACTGCATTGCATGCTGAATTAAATGATCCTGATATATCGCGTGCTGATTGTAAAAAACGGCTATTTGGAAGTCTATACTCGCTTAACACAGATGGTTTAGATTGCTATCCTGAATTATCAGAATGGATGAAGAGTGAAATAAAATTAATAGAGAAATATGGATATGGTGAATCTATTATTGGCAGGAGATTCTATATTGAGGAAGGCAGAACAATAAAGAGTGCCTTTAATGCTAAAATGCAAGGCTCCGTTGCCCATGCTATGCAAAGTGCAATGTATGAGGTGTTTAAAGTATGGCCTGATAAGATATTAACAGAGGTGCATGACTCACTTATCATGACATGTAATAAAGATGAGATAGAAGATATTATCGAATCGGTATCTAAAATCATGTTAAGACCATTATCTGGATGGCTTAACAGCAACCCCAAGTTTCCATTAAAGGTCAGTATCGGTAAGAAGTGGCGTCAGTGGAAATTATATAAGGAGTTTCGGTAATGGCAGATGAGTTCGATAAACAAATGATGGATTCATTATTCCAACTTAATTTTAAGCTGCCGAATGGCCAGAAAATTATTGGAAATTTCTACCCAGATACAGAAATAGATTATGATCAATTAGAAGAACAATTGGCTAATATGCCATCGAAATTTGCTTTCTGGTCTGTTCTATTAGGCGAACAGAAATATAAGGTCGCATTAATAGAAAAACAGATAAGCCGTAGGCGTTCTAAATTATGTGAGAATTTCCTAAACGAAGGGAAAGAAGAAGGCGTTAGACTTACTAAATATCTGTTGGATGAATTGGTAGAAGCCGATGATAAGATGTTGGAGCTTGATAGTCGTCTTATAAAGGAAAATCGTGTTCTAAGCAAATTATGGGTAGTAGTAAATGCTTTACAAATGAAATCAGAGCATTTGAGAAGCCTAGCTGGATTTAAGAAGCAAGAGCTTAGAGATTCTCTATAATACTGGTAGGTAAAGTGATCATAGCAATAGTATCAAATAGAAATTCACGGGAATACAGCATTCGCGGTGGTAATTCTAGTTTGCTGCCTGGTCCCATTTCTATTTCTATACCACTGATTATAAATATTACTGTGCCGTTCTCTATCCTAAAAGTTTCTCTATGGGATTGATAATAATCCCATAACATTCGTTTTGAATATTTTGCCTTTACTAGGGTCAGTCCGTTTCCGACTTCAACCCCTAATCTTGTATATTCATCAATATCAGCAATAACATGCCAATCATCTGCATCAACTATAGCGGAATTCCCGAATTTTGATCCATCTATTAGACCAGGAATTTTTTCGCTTCCCCCAATTATCTCAAGAGCAGCTATACTACTCAACAACCTTAATCTCTTCAATTCCCTCTCAAGATGCGGCACACTAAGACGATTAGCCTTACAAGATTCTTTCATTCAGATATTCTCCTGTCGAGTAAATTCTTAATATAATTATACAGTCTGTTATACTCAATTAAAGCCTCAGTAAGCGGCTTTTGGGTGTCCAGCTGATCTTTCAGAAGCTCCTCAATTTTCTCCCGCAATTCTTTTTCTAATTCATTCTTTTCATTTTGTACTTTATCTAATTCTACTTTAAATTCTTTTTTTAATTTATTTGTGATTTTGTTGTGATCATCCAATATTTTTAAGTGATGCTTTGTGAAGAAATACAAAATGATTATTAATAATCCTGATACTCCATTTTGTATTGCAAATTTGAGCAATTCATCCATAATGATATTTTTGATCTATGTATTTAAAATAATACCTAATAGGGTAATTATTAAAAGCAAAACAAGCAAAGGAGAGCAAAATGGCAAGTAGAGAAGATCGTAGAGCATTATTGGAAAAAGTTCGTAAGAAGATGAAGGAGCGGAGTGGCGGATTCAAACGCGATCCATTTGAATTTCGTCCTCCAAGGATTAATCTCGGGAATGAATGGAAGGCTAAGGCATTCATTCTTCCACCATTGAAGCCAAATGACCAATGTGTTAATGGACAATGCAAGACTGATATGGAGGAGCTTTTTTATATCACTGTAGGTGACCATTGGATCAATAAACGCAAATATCCATGTCCACGAGTTTATGATGATAATGAATGTCCAATGTGCGAATTCGGATTCAGGCTTCTCAGCGATACAGATGATAAGGACGTGCGCAGAGATATTTCGAGAAACTATTTGCCACGCACACAATTCGCTATTAATTTGTATTTCCCGGCTGTAAGAGCAAATCCAAAGGATCTACAAGGGAAGGTAATGTTCTGGGCACTCCCCAAAACGGTCTTTGATAAACTTGATGATTGTATTACTCGCGATGATGGTGGAGATGAAGATGATCCGAACGCATGGGGCATCTTTTATGATGTTGATGATGCATATCCACTGATGATCAAGATAAAGCACAAGGGGGGTTATAACGACTATGAGCCTTCCAAGCTTATTCCTAAGTTGCAGCCAGTTATCAAAGGCGATACCGACGAGATATTGAATGCTCGCCATGACTTAGCCACAAAATATCCGGAACGGACTGAAGAGAATCTGAAAAAGCTACAGAAAATGGTGGATCAGCTTCTAAAGGGAGACGATGATGACGATGACAACAGCGGATTTGATGAAGACGAGGTCAAAGAGACCAAATCGGAACCAGAAACCAAACCAGACGTTGAAGATGAGGGATTCGACGAATCGGAACCAGAAACCAAACCAGAAACCAAACCAGAAACCAAATCAGAAACCAAATCGGAATCAGGCGGCGGCGGCGACGACGACGACGACGACGATGATGGAGATGATCTCAAGAAGCTTTTGGCCAAGATCGAATCCGGCGAAGATATCGGCGAATAATATTAAGAATGGTGGGGGAGACCCCCAGCACCTTGAGGCCCGAGTGGTGCATCACAACGTCACAGGCACAAAAACGGCCTGCGGGGATCATCTCCTGGCCGGTGAAACGAATAGTGCAAACGCCTTCAAAGACGTGTCGTGTCTAGATTGTCGCGCATGGATCGTGTCGAACCTTCTCAGCCCACGCGGGTTCCGACAACCCACGGAATGGATGGACTCGTCTACTGTGCGCACAAGAGGAAGTCGGTGATGGGAAGCCCTATCGCAGACAAGCTGGGCCCGGACTAGCTGGGCCCGGCTAGTCCGGACTAGGATCATATGGATTTATTAATAGATGCCAAAAACATGCTCTATAGGGCAATTTTCACTGCGGATAGTGATAAACGATTCTGTAAATCTGGGCATCATACTATAAATATCATCTTGCATTTCATGCATTACCATTATATCAGTTTCAAGCCTGATAGGATACATATATTTTGGGACGCTGATAGAGATAAGATCTGGCGTAAAAAATATGCACCAAATTATAAAGAAAATAGGAAAAATAACAGTCGTTTGCAAGATATATCAAGTCGTCTAACAAACATTGCTACACTATGTATAATATTGTTTGACCTTATCGGATTTAGACAGTATTATCGTACTAGTATGGAAGCAGATGACCTAATATATGCCTTTTGTCGAGTCAATAGGGACAAGAAAATCGTAATTGTATCAAGCGATGGTGATCTTAAACAGATATCATATAATTTCCCAAACATAAGCATCCATAACCCGCAATCAAAATCCAAGAATAAAATAGAACCAGTACCAGAAATTGATCCGGTCATATATAAATGCTTTGTCGGCGATAAATCGGATAATATAGAAGGATATTACGGAATTGGGGACGTTAGAGCCAGAGTGTTGTGCGAAAGCATCGCCAATATGATCAAGTTCTTCGATTCTCCGAAAGCTATAGCTAAAGTTGAAGGAGAAAAAGCAATTATTGGTGAGCAGCGTTTCAGAGATAATATGAGAATTATCGATCTGAATTTATGTCCGGAATTGCTTGAGAACGCATTATATATCGCGAGGCGTCAGGTGACAGAAATTAAATTCGATTTAAAAAGTGTAAGAAAACTAATTGTCAAACGTAAATTGAGGGGAGTAGCGGCAGATATGGATCGCTACATTGTCCCATTCAAAAAACTGGTAGAGGATAATCATGGCAGTGTCGATCAGGGTAGCACATCTTAAATTGGTTAATGTTGATAGTGTTGGCAATGTGTTTGATAAGGATAGCCACAATATAACATTGGATGACATTCGCAGATCTGCATCAAAAGAATATAGAATAATACGCAATGGTACTGGATTCGCAGAATCACCAAATGCAACAAATTTTCCTTCTATCGAAGCATATTTGAATGCTGAAGCCGGTGACAATCACGCGTTATCGTATATGGATCTTACGAGGATAATTACTCAAAAAATAACATAATGGTAGATTATTCTGAACAAGGTAGGAGATCAAAGAGAAGAGGTAAAACCTACGAACGCCGTGCTGCAAAATTGTTGACAGAATTTACCGACATAGGATTTAGATCTACTCCATCCAGTGGCGGATTCAACAAACAAGGCGGTGTTGTTATCAGAGAAGAACTATTCTGCGGCGATGTTATCTGTGATAATCCAAATTTCCTATTCTGCGTAGAAGCTAAAAATCGTAAGAGTTTTAGTTTTACAGCTCTATTAAAGAATTCTGATACAGCGGAATTCAGCAAATGGTGGTATCAATGTGTTGAAGATGCTCACAAGGTTCACATGCTGCCAATCATGTTCTTCAAACCTGATAATCAAGCTGATTTTGTAGCTCTAGATGTGTGTGGGTTTCAGGTGGTTAATCCACGCGAAGAATTGCCACATTTTAAGTTGAGTGTTTATGATAGGGCAGCTACTTTGAAAATAAGAGGAAGATATAATAAAAAGACCAGCATAATATACACAATTCTTCCTACGGCATTTATTATGAACTGGAAAGTAATTGCCGATAATGTAGATTCTAAATTGTTCTTCAAATCTTAAGTATGAGTTGTTGCGGACAAAGCAATAGGAAAAAGAAAATACCAGTCAATCCAAACCGTAAAATGTGTCCAAAATGCGGATGGTTGATGAACCAAGTACATAAATATAATGGAGCGAAAAGAGCTATGGTGCGGGAGTGGCGCTGTGGTAATAAAAAATGTAAATACCGCGAACTTATAATATGACGCTGGTTACTATATTACTTATTTGGATTATATTGATCATCTCTGTCGAAGCAGTGACTGAGATCGTCACATCTAGCAATATATTCTTATCGTTACGAGAATGGATATATCTGAAGAGTGATTTCTTAGGCAAATTAATACAATGCGGATATTGTACATCGGTATGGATAAGCGCAATGGTGGCGTGGGCAGCACCAACGCCATTTCATCCAATATTCGGATATTTTATTGCTCTGTTCGCAATACATAGATTGTCCAATTTGTGGCATGAATTTACTGTGAGATGGCTTAATAGAGCGCCAATAGCTATTTCACTGTTTACAACGACTGAGCAGGAGACAAATGAAGATAACTAGCTTTTCAGAACTTAAGAGATTAGTTGAAGGAATTAAGACCAACGATACGGCTGTTAAGCCCATAATCGTGACACAGAAAGATAATAAGAATCGTGATATTCCAGTTAGTATCCCATCCAGCAATTCATTGATGGTTAAGAGATTGTTAATGGAAGGATTTGAAATGTTGTCAAACCAACAATCTTATTTAGAAGCTGTGAAATTCAATCCTGACGATGAAGATTTTGGCGGTTTTGTTCCTGCTATGGTTCCAGAAGAACATACTAAGAACGGTTGGGTAGATAGATTTGTACGCAACAATCTTGGTGGAGAAAGAGTAGGCCTCAAGGTACAATGGCACTTACCAGAAGGAAAGTTTGAACTTGATCCATGGACTCTATTATTAATCAAGATATAATAAAAATTATTATTATTGGATTAGGTATGGCATCGGCATGGTATTGGTGTTATTCCTTAATTACAAGGAAATTAAATAGCGATGATCTTAAGAAATGGCTTAGTATTATCATTCCGCAGGGTATCTTAATAGCGTTTGCTTTATACCTGGGAGGTCTTCTATGATGCAAGTTGATCTAGCGCAACATATGCCAATCAGTCGTTGGAAGCCAGAAGTAGGAGATTTCTTGGTGTGGCATGGGTGGCTTCAACATTGGTTTGGAGTCGTTTGTGGTATTGAAACAGATGAGATTACTATCATTAAGAAAGGTATACCAATTCTGTTGTTCACTCTGACTCAGAGTGAACATGATAATAATAAACAAACTATAAGTATACAACAAGTGAGAGCTGGAGGCTCGTTCTGGAATGGCAAATACTCAGCAATCAAAGCAATCGGAAGCAATCTCATCTGGTTTGTCTGAAATCCCCACTATCTTATCATATCCGGAAGTATTGAATTTAGATGATGTGCCAGAGATAATGGGACGATTTGTGTACATAATCAAAAATTATGAACATAATGGTTTAGCAGTAGTTTTTAAGAGGGATAAAAATAGAATTGTTTATATGGCTATCGGTGATTGGGATGGAGATATTATTGATTTCGAGAAGGGTGATCATAAATTTTATTTAGCGGCTGTAGAATTTGCACAACAACATTCCGCAAATATCGTCGGAATGATGCAAGTTCTAAACATCAGCCAATTAATGTTGTACCTATCAGTTGGAGAATGTAATATGAAATTAGTCGATCTAAGAGCATCGCTGAATAAATTTTATGGACCTGGCATGGTTAGGGATTTATTTGGAAAGATCATTTCAACGCAAGATGTTGTGAAGACTATAGCATTGACTGATGATGTAATAAAAGCTATTAAAGAAGGAAAAGGATCTTATAAGGGTGACTTGATTTTGAAATGTAGTGCATTCAAGACAATTGTTAGGAATAAGAATTTGTTGCCATTATATGCAAAAATCATACGATGAATTGGGCATTAGAATTAAATAAGAATTGGGTAGCAATAACAGCAACTCCAACATTTCGGGCTATAGTACTAATGTTTAGGGGATCAGCAGTCGCTGTATGCACAGATACTTATGAGACATTTGATATAGACCAATGGATTGATAGGTCATGTACTAGGGAATTGCCAAATTCGGAAGTAATCCGCACAGTCAATCTAAGAATTGAAAAGCCAGAAATTATTCTGTTACGCACATATGGCGGCATTCCATGTGGCGAGATCAATTTCAATCGCAATAACTTATTTGCACGTGATAAGAATAAATGTCAATATTGTGATAAAAAATTCTTATCTAGCAAATTGACTGTTGATCACGTATATCCAAGATCTAAGGGCGGAATCACATCGTTCGAGAATTGCGTAGCTTCATGTCATACATGTAATAACCGCAAAGCGGACCGTACATTGCGAGAATCTGGTATGAAGCTGATAAAGCGCCCAACTAAGCCGCGGTGGAACCCAATAATGGGATTCTTGCCAAGAGAGTATCCAGATAGTTGGAACACGTTCCTGAAAAAATAAATTATGAAACTTAACTGGTTATTCGAAGGCGTACTTGATTATAAACAACCTCCCGGGGTTTCCCATCCAGCTACCCCTCAGGGCGCACCATTACAAGGGTCTATGGCACAAGCGGTTTCTCAGGAAGTTGAAGAGAAGCCTGAATCTGAACCGTTTTGTAAGAAGAAGAAAAAAAAGAAGATTGCTCTTGAATAGTATCTAAAGTATATGCTATTACTAACAGGTGGATTCCCATATTCAGGTAAAACTGAATTTTCCAAAACGTTATTAGATCTAATCGAGAATAAACTGTCACTACATATCGACCCTAAATCATATATCCCAAATGATATAAAAGGTGATTTGAGTATCTGGCAGATTTCAGCATGGGAGCTTGGATATGAAAAAGCCGAAAATGCCATTAAAAGACTACCAAATAAAGTATTAGTAATATTCGATACTGCAGCATCCAAGTTGTCGATCATGGAACCAATGATCGAATTGGCTAAAGAACATGGACATGCATTCATTTATGTCCTAATACATGCCGACCTTAATGATAGATTGCCCAGGACTACTAATCCCGACAAATTAAAAGAATTGGAACCACATTACGCCGGAAATCTAAAAGATACTATCCCGATTCTGAAAGACAAATCAGATAAATTTGTATTAGTTAAAAATACTAGCGGGAATAATGGCTATAAAGCGATATATAATGGAGCAGAGAAGGTAACAAATTTCATCAAATCCATAAGAAGTTAACAATATGGCACATCGAATAGAATATCTAAATCCAAAACCACACGCTATACAAATAGCATCACGGGATAAGAAAATTATAAAAATCAAAGCCAATGAAAGGATAATATTGTCTGATTGGTATATGACTTACTGTCCTAAATATCTTAGGGTTGTAAGAATTATTGAAGAAAAACCACTAATAATACCCAAAAAAATAGAACCAAACCAATATATACCAGAGCGGCTACATAATCAACAAGGAATAAAAAAACAAAAGTTACAACAAAACAAATTAGCTAACAAGACCTCAAAACAATCTAAAATCGGTGGGCCAATAGCTCAAACCCCCACCAAATTAACAAGCAAAAGCAACATAGTAAGACGAAGATTAAGAGAACGCAAAAAGAATCCCATAGTCGGCAGAACCGCAAGAGAATCTGGATCAAAATTATTTACTAAAGCGTGTCAGCAAAATAATTATCTAATTTCTAATAATATTGGGATTGGTATTCTTAGCTTCAACAGGCTAGATTCGCTAAAAAGATTAGTAGGATCAATCAGAGAATATACTGATCTTAGAAAGACCACTGTATTCGTTAGCGATGAATCTACTAATCCAGAAGTGGGAACCTGGCTCAAAAATCAGACTGATATAGTAGTATTAACTGGTCAAAACCGCATAGGCATTGCTGGAAATTCTAATAGGTTATTAAAATGTCTTAGCAGATTTAAGCATTGTCTATTATTAAACGATGATGTAGAGGTATTACGCAAAGGCTGGGAAAAATGGTACGTCAGAGCCAGCAAAGAAACTGGTATCCATCATTTCTGTTATCATCAGACTGGAATATACGGTGCTAAGAGAAACGGAAAGATAACCAAATTTGTCCAATACAAAATAGAAACTATCACAGATCGTCCACATGGCGCAGTTATGTTCTATACTAACGAATTGTTTAAAAAAATTGGCTATTTTGACGAAAAATTTGGCTATTATGGTATAGAGCATGTTGACTGGTCAACCCGTGCAGGCAAGTCCGGATTACAAATGCCAGGATTTCATGATGTAATGGGATCCGAACGATATTTTGTAATCCATAAAGATAGAAGTGCAGTACCAAATAGGACTGTTAACCTATCCAAAGCACGAGAAGTATACAAAACTCTGAAATCCCTACCTGGTCGTTTATATATCAAACATTCTAAAAGAATAAAAATCCAATCGTTATCAGTAGTAATTCCAATAAGACAACAAGGCAGACAACAAGGTAGACAAAGAGCACTTGAAACTGTAACGAATGCTATTAGAGGACAATTATTTCCATATATTGAAATAATAGTTATAGAACAAGATGGTAAAAAAAACATTGATCTAGACTTGCCAAGAACAAATATGACCATCAACCATTTACCAAAGCTATGGCATTCAATCTTGGAGTATCAAAAATTAGCCATAATAAAATAATATTACAGGATGCTGATATAGTAGTTCCATCAAGATATGCCAAAAAAGTATTCAATTTATTAGATGTACATGAAGGGTTACATATAGGATCAAGAGTCTTATATATTTCAGAAGCTTCATCTAATGAAATTACACGAAAAGAGACAATAAGTCAAGGAGATAAATGCGAAAGAGCAGTAGAATACTTCGAAGGCGGATCGCTAGCATGTACCAAAAAAACTTATTATAAAATTGGTGGATTCAATGAAATTTTCGAAGGATATGGCGTTGAAGATTGCGACTTCTTCTGGAGATTAAAAGATTTTAGTCATTTCTATAATATCCGTGCTGAAGATTTCGTCCATCTGTGGCATGGTAGAACAAAAGGATGGGAAATCCATCATAAGAAAAACAAAAGGATTGCATTGCAAATTATCAAGAGACAACGCCCATCAGCTTATGTCTCTTCACTAGTAGCTAAAATGAAGAAAATTTACCCGAACATTATCAAAGAATTGGGTATATAATGGGATTAAGAGTCCTATGCTGTAATCCAAACGGTGGAGCTTTTTTCTACATAACCAAAGGATGGGAAAACGCTTTCCGCTCCCTAGGTCATAAATTTCAAAGATGGAAAGGTGACGAAGAACATCTACATAAATATCGGCCACATTTATATTTAGGATGCTCTGGATGGCGCCAGAATCTCCCGCAATGGGCACGTAATAAATTCGGCACCAAAGTCGGCATTCATATCAATCCATGGGGCACAACAATACTACGAGCGCTCCCTGGAGAACCAAATATCAATGAATCTGAAGATGCTAAGAAATGGACTATATCTCAGAATCCTGATTTCGCATACTGCTATGGTGGATCACACGACATAACACATATATGGAATCACTGGACAGACAAAGCTGGTATACCAGTAGTTCCAATGCCAACTGGCGGAGATGCTGTAGCTCATACTGTTATGAATCCGCATCCATCATATCTGTGTGATGTAGGATTTATAGGTGGACGATGGCCATATAAGAGTATAAACTTAAATAAATATCTTGTCCCGGTACTAAACAACACTAATTCGATAATATATGGTTGGGGCGGATGGCAAGGCCATAAAAGTTATTGCGGACCCATTAAAAATAATAAAGTAAATTTATTATTTTCATCTGCTAAGGTATGTCCAGCAGTGGTAGAACCTCATACTGCCAGATATGGCATAGATATACCGGAGCGAATGTTTAAAATACCATTAGGTGGTGGTTTCGTAGTATGTGATCCAGTTAAGAATCTTAATAAACACGTACCATTAGAAACATTTCCGATGGCTAATAACTCAAAACATTACGGAGAATTAATTTCATATTATTTAAAAAATTCTAAAGATAGATTGAATTTGAAACAACAACAGAGACTAGAAATATTAAAGAATCATACTTATTTCTCTAGAATACAGGGTTTCTTAAATGTTATTGAGCGTCGTGATTTATCTGCTAAGGCACAAAAGAGAGTAGAGTTGTTAGTCAATGAAGTGGTACGGGGAAAAGATTAATATTGATGACAGGTCTTTTACTATTATTGGAACATTAGAAGATTCTGTTGTCAGAATTACAGTTAATGATAAGGTATTCTTTGAAAAGCCTATCAACATGTGGGCCTATCAAGAGATATTAGCCGAGGACGTATTGAGAAGATACGAAGGTAAGGTTAGGAAAATCGAACAGAAGATACCTGATTGGATTAAATCTGGTAAGATCTGATGGATCTAGGTATTCCACCATGGTGCATGCCATTTATAGCAGTATGCTACGCCGGATTAGGCGATGTTTTTATGATGTCGTTCATCTTGAGACATCTGAAGATGAAATGTCCAGACTCATGGACCATTTTAATCACAAAGCCAACATATCGCGGTCTATTCGCTAATGGACAACATTCTATAGATGAAGTAATCTTTGAGCAGCCACATATCGATAAGATCAAACTATTGAGGCAATTGCAAGAATATGCTGGCGATAAAGTATATTATTATGATTTATTCCATGATAGACCGGATCTGGCACCATGGCCAGGAGCTGTGTGGAAAGGCCATGCTATATTCGATAGATATAAAAATGCCATGCCTGATCCAGATTTAAGCGATCTACATACAAGAAATCATGTTCCATTGGCTATAGAGAATGAAGAGGCAAACAAGAAAGCAAGAGAAAAATTTCCTAAAAATCGTAAGAGAATTGTAATTGAATATATGCCTGTTAGTTTTTATTCGCCACTGACGCATATTCAATGGGAGATAATTATGAGAAGGTTGAATGACGCTGGATATGAATGTTTATGGATAGCTGGTAAAGATGCACCGCCATTCTCGGTAGGAGTTGATGGTAGAGGAATACCATTTGACATATCACGGTCTATTATTGCACAATCCGACGGATTCGTTGGGATCGGATCCGGTTTGACTTGTTTAGCCTGTACAATACCAAAAGTAAATAAGATAGAACTTCAGAACAATGGAATTTATTGTTGGAAAACGGTATGTCCTAATTCTAAGAACCATCATATTATTGATCCAAGAGGTAATAATTTAGCCGAAAGGATTCTAGGAAAGCTAAGGGAGTAACAATGAACGCCACAATGAACGCCACAATCGAAAAGACAAAAAATACAATGTTATCACAAAAAACACAGAAATGGTGTAGACGAATTGCTAGCATCGCAGCCAAAAGAGCTTTTAGAGTGAAGATGTGGCAACGTATAGCTGACAAATTTGATCCAGAACAGATTGATTTTTACTTATTACCTAAGATCTACCATAGGAAACGAATAAGTCATACGAATTGTGGAAACAAAATTTTCTTGTTACCAGAATTTTTCGATGAAAAAGGCAATATACGCAAAAAATTGCCCAAAGAATTGCGTGAGGAGCTGAAAGCTGCAATCTTCAAGGAAGTCGTGCATTTTGCAGTCAAGAGATCAAATACTGAGTTCTATAAAATAATGTTAAGGTGCACTTGGAAAGGCACCAGAGTTGACGGTGCTTTAAATTCTGAAACAGAAGCTAGGAAAATCCTAGACGAGAAAAAGAAGGCTAAGAAAATCAGACATAAACCTCTAACAGAAATACCTACTGGCATTACTGAAGATATAGAAATGCTCGATCTTAGATCTGGCCAGAAGGTTCTGGTCAAGGATGCACAAATTTTTCTCACCGACAAAGGCTCAATTAAGATAGCTCGTGGAGTATACGAAGGACGAAATTTGAGAGCCATGCTGTCAGGCGGGAAAGCCCTGCGAGAGAAATTAGGGNNNCCTGCGAGAGAAATTAGGGCTATAATAGTAATTGTTGCTGTATTTAATAAATATGGCGAAGAAGAAGAAAAAGAAAAAGAAAAAACCCAACATAACAACTATTAAATGTGTTGATTGTGGTATTAATCGCAAAGTCGGCAACGCACAATCTCATTTAATCGTTAGATGCATTGAATGCCAAAAAGAAATGGTTCGTAAAAGAAATCGCGAAGGCTATCGTCGTCGTAAAGGATTACCATTGGATTATGACCCAGATAAGGTTAAGAAAGAAAAAAAGACCGGGAGAACCAAAAAGAAAGACAAGAGCAGATGGCTCTCCCAACCAGGATCAGAGCCTGAGCTTGATCCTGTGCCTAAAGAATTAATACCAGAATTAACACCAGAAGAAAAAATAGCGCTTGACAAACGCAGAGCTGGTATTATCAAATTGCTTGATTTATTGGATAGTGATTATGTTATAGATGATTGGTAATGCGTTGTAACGTTCTTCTGGCCGGGTAGAATAGATTGCCTAATTCTAAAGCTTTATCTATTGGAAACCAATTCAATTTGGTAAATTCGTGGTTAGGTTTCATTCTGCCGCCAACATGTTTGCAGATAATCAATGACACATATGATTTTTCTTTGCTTGCAAAAGCCGATCTAATAGCATAAGCTCTAAGACCAGTCTCTTCTTTAAATTCTCTCTCCGCTGCTCGCTCAGGAGATTCGTCCGCTTTTATACCACCAGCAGGAAAGCACCACTTACCATTTCTATCATCTTTTGCTGTCGAAATACCAAGCAATATTCTATCTTTATCGTCAAAACATACTGCACAAGCAGATTTAAATTTAGTTTCATGTATCTCGAATAATTTCATATTATAGAAAAAGTCTAGCTATGTTTAACTCTCATAAGTTAAACATAGGAATTCTGCATTGCCAATTAAAGTGTTCCCAGCAGAAAGTGCTGTCTCTCGAGTTACCTTTATGCGAGATGGGTCTCCAGCAGCAATCAAATCCATATCTATTTTAGTGAATGTAATAAGCGTTACGTTTATTATTCCACTAACAAGATGAGTAGTAGTCGTCTCGGAACGTGCTGCAGCAAACGAATCAGAATCAATATTTAATGAATTAGAATTCATTCGTTCCCATGCAACCTCCCAAACCACATCCCCAATTATGGCAATAGCTGTCCAATATATTTTAATAGTTAATGTGCCATCATCATAATTTGGATTCATGACTCCTTCAAACAAAATAGATTTATTGACTGAGTCGTCAAAATTAAGAATCCCATGGTTATTTCGTGTATTAAAAGTAGCAGGATTCGCTAATGTGGCAATGCCTTGTGATGCAGTAAACCACCCATGGGCTTTGCTGCTTTCAACATTTGCTTCATAGCCACCAGTCAACGTTCCGGATGACCCAATGTTCATCGTGATATTAATTATTTTTATATCGCCATTATGTTCTTCTGAACCAGCATCACGACGCGCTACCTTAAAAGCGATAACAGCGCCGACACACAATTGAGACGGCCTAATAGATCTAATTACAACTGATCTATGTGGTTGAGTGTCATCATCTGGGTAGATAATTTGTAAATCAGACGCAATAGTCTCAATATATCCATTAATTACATGAGCAATTTCGCCACTAGAATCTAATAGAACAGCATTATCAGATTCAGCACTACTCATCGAATAATTTACTCTAAACTGAGCATCAGAAGTACCATCCCAATTGTCTGGAACAACAAAAAACACTTTTTGTTCGGTATCTATTGATGAAGGAAAATCAATAGTATTAAATTCTCCTAAAATCCCATCTGTCGGTGCTGGTTCATCAGTATCATGGAAACTGCAATTAAATTGTGATACTACTCTGGACGCTACCTGGCCTGTATAGCGATAAGAAAATGATATAGTTTGCCAATCTCCTTTATGGCCGTCTCCAGTTAGTGTTGCATCACGCACTAAATTTATAACTATGCCATCGCCACGCTTAAACGTACCATTAGATATAGAAAATAGCACATCTCGCGCAATTAGAGTATCTAATCCAGGGCCAGTTCCTGTACTACCGCCAGGGTCAAACTCAACTGATATAGCACCAGTTGTAGAAACCAAAGCGCCATTAATATCTGCAATTTGTATTTCAACTTCTAGTTGTATAATCTCGCCTGGATCATCAGCAGACATTTTATACACTACAAGTAATTCAATATCCCCATTATCATAATCATCTGGTATAAAAAATTCTAATTTTTGTCCTCTACGTTCACCAGCCGGATGTGAATTTACTACAAATTCTCCAAAATCAATTTCATTCGGAAGATTCACATCATCAATTTTTGTAGCCAATTGAATATGATATGATATTGGGCCTGTTGGTATACCAGTTCCATTGCCACCAGTTGAAAGTTCGAATGATGGGAAAGCCGGGCCGGCTGTCAATACTTCGCCCTGGACAGTACCAAATGGCTGTTGCATTTGATCCGGTCTTGGTCCTCTTTGAGATGGCATTATGCTTGCCTCACGAATAGTCTACTACATTTATTTTTGGATCTATGAACTTGATGCATTTATTACAAACTCCATTAAAATCAATCACATCGCCACCACACAACATATATCTACAATCCCCGTGACACAGTCATTCTTCAGTAATCTTTTGTCCATCTCTACAATCCAATCCTAAGGTTTTCTTATGAACAGTCGCATTGGTTATCAAATAAGCTATCCTAGCAACAATTCTATTTTCAATAGAAGCATTTCTAGACCTATTGCTAAGTTCGTTCCACGCTTTTTCATGCGAATTAACCTTTATACCAAAATCGCTCAATATTTCAGCCATTTGTGGAGCTATATTTATTGGCATTTTATCTTTCTGCGACAATTCTGGCTCTACGAACTTAGACACTATATAATGATCTGCGGATTGATGATTCTTAGATCTCCAATATAAATCATCTTTATCACCCTTCTTTTTCTTCGGACGATCTACATAATAAGTAAATTTCTTCCCTGTTTGTGGATCGACTCCAATCCTTTTACATTCTTTTGGGAAGAAATCCCAACTATCCATTTGTTTGTTGCGATAAATCTTTATGCTATCGCGTTCTCTTTTACCACTAGTAGCAGCAATATAACATCTCAACGCCAATAAAATTCTAGCTTCATCAGTGATAGCTTGTTGAAGCATTGCACCATATGCTTCAACACCGATAATATTCATAGAATTCTGCACAAAATCAAATAAAATCTTATCCGCATCAGATTCTACCTGTGAAAGAGAGAATGGAGGTGGAATTTTAGGATTCTCTATATCGTCTTTCCAATCAAGCCAGGCTAAAGAAAGCTTCCTCTTTATGACCGATAATTCTTCGACCGATAATTTCTGATATGCAAATTTATCTATATCACAATGCATATTCCATAATTCATGAGGATACAATTTTCCAGCCCATACAGCGTCTAGATACTCAGTAGACTGTGGCTCTTCTTCTTTTATAACCTTCTTAGGCTTCTCTGTGGCCGGGAGTTGCTTTTCTTGCAGCTTATAGTGTCCTGTAGCCGCCTTCTTTCGGTCGAAACCCCTCTGTGCAATATTCTTCTTAGGGAATCTTAACATGTGTATTATATTTACATATGTACTTAAATCATGGATCGAATAAGAGTGGAACAGCCATTCATGTTGTATGCGGAATGTACTGTAAATTATGATGGAAGAGCAAAATCAACTCTAGAAAATGGTAAACACTTAATTATACACAAAAACGATGGTACATTATTAATTCATGGCGGAAGATTGTGCACGCCACTCAACTACCAGCCGCCAGGAGCTATAATGTACAAAAAGAAGAATAAGTTAATATCTAAACGCAACAATGAAATCATTATTATTGCAATAAACGAAATTATTACTTATGAAGAATTACACCAATGGTCAGCAAAAAAAATAGCAATTAGCAAGACAGAAAAGGAACTACGCGACCATATTGTCGCTCATTTCTATGAGATATTCGGATTTCATCCTGTAGAAATATATATAGAATTTGCTACACCAGTTGGACATATCGACATTCTAGCTATAGATGAATATAACATATATCATGTAATAGAAGTTAAGCGCGGAAAGGCTAGTCTGGCATCATGCAGTCAATTAGAGAGATATTCTAATTATTTTATAGATATAATGAAGACAGTTAGAGATTATTTGACTAGTCCTGATATTAGCAAAGGAGCACTAAATTATGCAAAAAAGGTGCACCAAACATGGCTTAAAGTCGAACATACCAATTTATAGTAATTTATAACATCCCCATGTCTTTGATTCTGCATGGGCTGAGTGGGATTCGAACCCACATACCATCACCTTATGAGAGTGCTGCTCAACCAATTGAGCTACCAGCCCGACTTGTTTTATATACTATCTTTTTTGTCTGATTTGTTATATTGTATCTTATACAACAACAGAAATCGATATGAATAAAGACGACACAGAGCTGACCAAAATACTTAAAAAAAATCCAATAAGAACTAAGACCGCTAGATTAAGAGAATCAAAAAGCTTTCCCGTCTCAGCGGAAGAGCATCCGCATCCTCATATGTCTGACATTTATTGCCAATGGATGACATCTAATGGATTTTTATTTCAACCGGCTAAGAATACATCATCAATCCTATCGCCTGGAGTATACGATATCGGTGAAGATGTATACGGCAATATACATTTTGAACTTATCAAAGTGAATTTGGACGGATTAATTAAATTGCCAGATTCGACTTCTAACAAAGTAATCGATGAGATTAAAAAATTCTGGAATATGCATGATATTTACAAAAAGCACAAAATCGACTATAAGCGTGGAATCTGTCTGTGGGGTCCTCCTGGTTCCGGCAAATCATGTACTGTGAAATTTGTTATGCGTGACGTAATCAATCTTGGTGGCATAGCGATAAATTTCACTCATCCTACAAGATTCATTAGTGGAATTAGAATCTTCAGAGAAATTCAACCAGATACGCCAGTTGTTGTTTTAATGGAAGATATCGATAATATTATTGAACAATATGATGAATCAATAGTCTTAAATTTCCTAGATGGCATCAATTCTATCGAAAATGTAGTATTTTTAGCTACTACCAATTATCCAGAAAAATTAGGAGCCAGAATAATTAATAGACCAAGTAGGTTTGACAAAAGATTCAAAATAGGACATCCCAACGCTAACGCCAGATTAGCTTATTTTCAATATTTAATTAATGAATCTGGTATTGAGCCTATAGATCTGGATAGGTGGGTAGAAGATACTCACGGATTTTCTATAGCACATCTTAAAGAATTATATGTAGCCACAACAATATTAGGTGACAATTACGAAGATACTATAGGGACATTGCGTGGTATGAGTGAAAATATGTCTTCTAACAATTATGACGAAAATAGATTTGGATTTATAGATAATGAACACTGAAGATGAAATTCTAGGGGAATGGATTTATTGTAACTTCAATTTAAACTACTGATGGATCAAATGATTAAATTAACTAAAGAAGAAATAACAGCCCTTAAACATGTTGTTCAAGAATTAGCTCGCCGTATGGGGGAAGACGAAATAGGAACTTTTATTTATACATCTGGTTCCTTAGTTCCAAATGTAGTAGATCTTTGGGATAAAATACATGATAATAGTTATACTATTGATGAAATTGCAGAGATTCTCAAGGCGCAGAGACAAATTAAGTAGAAAAAGTTAAAACTAAATAAACTTTTGATACAATAGCTGTATGAAAATTATTTCTGATTTCCATGATTATTATGATTCTGTTATGAAGATGGGCGGATTTGATGATGGAATATTATATCTAAGAAAAAGAGAAGAAGTAGAATCGCCTGGTTTTCCTCTGGTTGGCGGTTATTGGAAGCGACATACCTGGCTGATTTTCAAAATAGACATTGAGTCATATGTCGTTGGATTTTGCGGAAAGATCTATAGTATAGTCGAATTGCGAACTGATTATCGTGGCGAACCAAAGAAGAAATTATGTTTCAATGTTGAAGAAGTAGACGAATTCATTAAGTCTTATTTCAAGCAGAAACAGATTGCTGACTATTACAAAAAGGGTTGGCCCAAGAGACCATCTTGGCCATCTGAATATCAGCGATCTAAATTTGAGAAATTCTTCAATAAAGTTGAAGAATTAAAGGACAAATATGTCGAATTCTTTTTAGAGAAAAAGTGTCCAATTTTCGTTGTCTACTCAACTAAGTATCAGAAAGTAATACTCAATGATCGCCTCGCTGACCTAGAATTCTTCAAAATCTTCGATACATATACGACCTTCCAGGAACTCCAGATGTATCTTGGGGGTTTGGCTAATCCAGAAAAAGAAATCCCACATGTATCTAATGAAGACTTGCTAATCGCAAAAGGCTTTGATAAGAAATGGAGTTTCCGGAGGCCGCCGCAAAAGAAGAAGAAGAAGAAGAAGAAGAAGAAAAAGAAAAAGAAATGATCAGATTGCTTGGAAAAGCCAGAGAAATCAATAATATAGCCGTTTCTGGTGGTATAGATTCAATGGCATCTATACATTTTCTTAGAAACGGCAAGCATCAACCTACGATTTTGCATTTCCACCATGGTACAAAACATTCAGAAAAAGCACATCAATTTGTAATTGACTATTGCAAATCAAATTCAATAAAATTCAAATTGGGATTCATCCAAGGACAGAAACCAAAAGAATTGTCTTGGGAGGAATGGTGGAGGAATGAAAGATATAAATTCTTCCACTCATTTGTAGGAAATGTCGCAACCTGCCATCACTTAAACGATGTTGCTGAAACGTGGCTAATGGGTGCTATTCATGGTAGAACCAAATTGATCCCATTCAGAAACCGCAATGTTATTAGGCCATTCCTACTAACTCCACAGAGTGTGCTAAGAGAATGGGCAGAGAAATATCAATTGTGTTGGAGTCAAGATCATTCTAACTTTGATATGCGCTACGACAGAAATAGGATTAGGTTAATGATAATGCCAGCGGTCGAAAAGATCAATCCTGGATTTCTTAAGGTAATCTATAAGAAAGTAAGAGAAGCTTATGAACAAGAAAATACGCCAGTTACTTGAGAAATATGATATAGAATTGGCCGGAATGAATGTGCCAGTCCAACAGATTGAGAATCAATGTGGTGATGAGTGGGCTATTAATCTGAAAGACAACGCAGATAGAATGGGTCATGCTAGATGGATGATTTCAGAAATGTTGGAAATTGGAGAAGATTGGTCTGATTACAAAACTAATAGATGGCTTGGTTTTGTCCAGAGCATAATTTGGTGCACCAAATTAAGAGGTATATCAGAATTGCGCGATGATAATCGCAATCTGTACAATTAAACCGTATCTATTTAAGATATTTAGGAGATTCAATGATTCTAGAAGACATTAAGAAAGCTGATCTTGCTAATGTTGCCATATTCTCTGGAGCTGGCGTAGATCCTGATGGACTAGCAGCACAATCTGGTATAAGAGTTCTAATTAAGCATCTCGGTGGAGAATCTATAAGCTTCTATAAAGGTTCATTCAATAGGGCTCAGAACAAGACGATGAACCAACTTTTAAGTCTAAATCCAAAACCGGAGAATGAATTCATAGAAAGCAATTTTACATGCGTAATTTCCGTAGATGGACCAGCAGAAATATGCCCGGTTATCCCACACTTTGTAATTGACCATCACAAAGCTGGAGAACCAGCGAAGGAAGCAAGCGATATACAAGAAGTCGGAGCATGTTCATCAATTGTATGGAAATATCTAAAAGCCATAGATTATGATTTTACTGCTGATGAAGGACCAAAAGTGGCTACAGCATTGGCCATTGGCATTATTACTGATACTGATAATTTCAAGAAAACCAATTGTTCATCTCTTGATTTTGAAGCATTTGTTGATTGTTCCATCAACCGTGATGCCAAGTTATTCGCAGAGATTATGAATTATAAAGAAAAAGAATATTGCATGGATACTCTGTGTGACGGATGGAAGAAAAAAGAGACCCGTGGTAATATGTTAGTTACAAATCTTGGAACACTGACCAAAGACCAAAGTGGTGTAATCAGTGACGCCGCTGCCAAATTCAACAGATATTACGGTACTACATTAGTATTTGGTCTAGTTGATGGATCATTAATGGCCAGTGTCAGAAGTACCGATTGGTCTGTCGAAGTAGGTGATTTCGTACGACAAATCTTCGGAACCGGCGGCGGGAAGTTAGGGGCTGGCGCTGTTACCGTCAAACTGCCAATTTGTCAAGATTTGCCGACAGACCTAGCTGATGAAGTCTGTGACAGTCTATATAAAGCTGTCGCTCACAAAGCTTTAAAAGCAGCCGGAGACGGAGTTGATCCACGCAGCACAAAATCATTTACTACCAATGGATTATGATATGTAGTAAACTACAATTTCACGTTGGGCAGAAAGTCTGTCTTGCTCCCAAGATGCACTAAGCTATAGGAACTTTTTTTTAAATGAAAAAATTAATTTTAGTCATATTATTTATTATTTGCTGCTGTTATTCATACCACAGCGGGTATGAAAAAGGCCATACAGAGGGGATAAACAAAAGCTTTCAATATGGACACTACGTTGGATGCTGGAAAGGCGTTTGTTCCTGCCCATGCTGGGAAAGAGAAGGCAATATCTGCTCTCTATGTAAATCTAGAATTATTGAAGAAGACCGAAATTAACTAATAGATCATAGTATTTTACAAACATGACATATCAGGAAATAATAAATTTCCTTAAAGAATATCTAGACTCCAAAAAAATTCCATATATCGATGTTGGGGTAGCCGGCGATAGAATAATCGTAAGAGTAAAATTTAAAGAATATGCCGAAGCAATACCAGATAGTATAGATGGGACCTCAATAGCAGTATCAGTAGCAGGCCCGACACAACAAGAGCTACGTGAAATGGGAGAATTCTATGGCGGCTAAAGTCAAATTCAAGAAATGCCCAGAATGCGGCAGCAAAATGATTGTCAAAAAATCTCGTAAATATGGCAGCAAATTCTGGGCGTGCACCTCCTGGCCAGAATGCGAATCCACATCGCCATACCACGGCAACGGTGCCAGAGCCGGAATCGATATAGATATCAGAGAAATAAAAAATGGATTCGTCATTACTACCTCAGACAAATATGTTGATTCGGCAGATGAGGACGAACCAGCCGAATTTTACTGCCAAGACAAAACAAAATTGCGCCTTTCGCTTGGAAATGTATTCGATAATGCTGTCAACCAACTAATGGATAAAATAGAATCGTCTGAAAATTTCGATGAAGAGCCAAACAAGAAAGAATCAGAAGCAAGAGCAAAAAGAGTCACACGTGGGGATACAGATATCAACGCATTGATAGCCAAAATGAAGGAGACCAAAAATCGAATATCAAATGAAGATTGAGAGTTACCATTGAAGTCTGCGCTCAAGTCAACTCGATGGGACCCATCAACTAAAACGCCACGCCACGCCACGCCACCTACTTTAGTTTTGTAACTATATCCTACGCAAAGTAAAAGTAGCAGTAGCAGTAGCAATGTCAATCTTATTTATCAATACCAAGCTTACGCACTATAAATTCCTGCACATACGGCGACAACTTCCAAGTACTAAAGGTGCGGATGGCTATCCCACAGGCGACTCGCAAACTGCCTCCCACCAATTCATCAATCTAGACTAAAGTAAGTAGCAACAACAGTATCAGAAGAATCTAATTCAGGAGCAGTACCAGAACCCACCAACCACATGATGCTCTTATTGTCCGTTCCAGTCAACTGATAATCGAAACCAACACCATTAAAGTGATATAATCTGTTTACATATATCTTCACTGAGGATGGATCTGGGGTATAAGTTAAGCCATTGGCCAATACAACATCGCCGCCAGAAATATCAATAGGCAATTCTGTTGGTTCCAAAGGGATAATTTCTTGCCTAGATTGTAAATTAAATCCAGTTGCTCCGATAGCGCCAGTATACCCATCTGAACCTGTAAATCCTGTGGCTCCAGTCGTAGCCCCAGTTGGACCAGTAGCCCCAATTAATCCTACACCTGTATTGCCTGTTGCTCCAGTCGCTCCAATTGCTCCCGTCGGACCGGTATTGCCCGTCATGCCGCGTATACCAGCATATCTTGCTACAGTGAATATACTGTCGGGAGACAAAGTATCGTTAGCTTGAGTTGATGTAGCTTGCCATGTTACACGATCACCAGCATTTAATGTAACATATACAGTTCTAGATATAACTTCATCGGGCCCTAATCCAGTAGCATTGACCGTGAATCTAGAACCTGGAACTACTGCAAAATCATTTACTCTCAACCTAAAGTCGATAGCACGTGCAACACCAGGGGCGCCGAATGTAACTACTCCATTTAGCCCAATCCTATAAGTACCATTGTCAAAGACTCTAACACAATCATCAGTTGGATTAGTATGATCTATAGATGCGGAATCAGTCTCAACGTCAGTGGTATCAAAATCTATATCGCCCCAAACACCAGTAGGAAGTATGTATCCAGCAAGAGTGCGAGCTTGGACCATTGGGGCAGTTAATCCAAGTGGCCCAGTTTGTCCTATCGGGCCTGTAAATCCAGTAGGACCAATCACTACATCAGTATCGGTACTATAGACAGCCACCAATTCATCAGATGCGTTGAGCGCAACAGCTGTTCCAGAATCAACTTGCCAGATTATTTGTCTGTTGGTAGGACCAGTTAGACTATAATCGCGGCCGGCTCCTTGTACCTGGAATAATTTGTTTAGATATAGTTTAACTGTATTTGGATAACTAATTGGATAATTTAGAGTATCGCTGAGTATAGTATCTGGTACTGTTTCAGATATGTCTTGCGGAGTGAGTTCTTGTTGGATCGGTGCTAATGAGAAAGCTGCCGAATCTTCAATGTAAAGAGCTACCAATTCGTCGCTACTGTCAAGAGGGATAGCAGTTCCAGAATTGATCTGCCATACAATCTGATTACGATTTGCGCCAACTACCTGGTAATCTCGTCCAGGACCTTGAGTTTGCAACAATTTATTTAAGAATAATCTGATGCTTTCGATATTACTTACTGGAGTTGGTAACCTAGAAGCCAAAATAGTATCGGGGCTACCACCAAGTATATCCTCTGCTGCAAGTATTTCTTGTTTTGGAATGGTTAATAGAAAACCAGGTACCCCAGTTGAACCAGTTGGTCCAGTTGGTCCAGTTGAACCAGTTGGCGATGTTGAACCAGTAATTCCGCTTGGTCCAGTTGGACCTCTAATCCCTATTCCGTTTTCGCCAGTCTCTCCAATATATCGATATATCGTGATTAATAGCGGTAATGCATAACCTAGGTCAGCAGGTGTGAAATTTTCATCGAATCTTACTACTCCGTTGCGATGATCTACTTGATAGCGCCCGTCGCTCAGACTGATCGGCGTTAGGTCATTCTCATATAATTGAAATAAATATCCTGGACCGAACCTAACAGGATCACACCAATTTGTGATTCTATCGCTTGTAGTATCTCCTGGAATGCCATATGCTGCGTATGATTGTCCATTTGATAATGGTACTTCGTCTAATTGATATAGCGTTAGTTTGTCTACTACAGCTTCCGATGTTGCTATGGCTTCATCGGCTTCTGTTGGGTTATTAGCATATGGGATTGGTTCGATTAGTACATCATTGGATATGATTACTGGTCCCCATGGGTATTGTTCTTCGAACCAGTTCTTGTCGTTATTGGTAGACAGTACTCCAAGCGACATTTTACTAGCTATATTGAGTTTAGTGGTATCAGATAGTTCAGCCATTCATGCTCACCAATTTATAGATAGCCCAGCGCCAGTGCCTAATAATTCAGCCACTCCAGAATTAGCATAAGTTATTTCTAGAATCAACTGATAATCAGAGCTAGCATCAGTCCCAATTGTGCCAAGACTGAATTCGATCTGATTATTAATGTCCAAGCTATTTACCCCAGAATTTATTCTACATCCCTCTCCGTTAGTACCAGTAGGATATAACGCCTGAGTCGGGAATGTTGCACCATTAAACAGTACAATTAAGTCCAACCACATCGTCTTCCCAGGAACCTTAATCCTCAGACCAACATTACTAATAATGTCGGCCTCAACTAACCCGGGCAGCGTGATAATCCCATTCGTCCTAGAACCAACAGTAGATCTAAAAACTCTATAATAAGTTCTATTAGTACCAACCAAACCATTATAATTTGGACCAACTGGAAGGCGTCCAACAGAGTAATCCGTAGCAGGCCACACTATCCTATTCTTACCGGTGGCTTCATTAATATCATACACTTGAAGCTCATTAGCCCTAGCCACATTGGTTAACAATATAGTTGAATCAAATAGACCAGGTGGACCCGGCATGCCACCTATTGGAACGTTAAAATTAGTAGTATTTGGCAGTCTATATCTTTCATCTGTAAAATCATCTAATATATCAGTACTGTTCGGTCCTTCACTCATAACTGCAAAACCATTACTTACTGTGTTCCGTGGAGTATAAGATCCATATGGATCTTGCGGAGTACCAGTAACCACCGGATCATCATCCTCAACACCAGCGCCAACAGTTATAGCGAAATTGTTGACCGTCATAATCTCAGTAATATCAGGTGGTACAGAGACTCCAATAACAGATCCATCAGTAACAAGGATACCCGCAGTAGTGTCGCCAAAATCGCTGGCATCGAGCAATAATGGTATATTACTCTGATGATAGACATTGTTGAATAATCTTAGCAGTGTCACATCAAGGTCGAATGTAGAACCAACTCCATAATATGGGACACCACTGAGATAATTTAGAGATGGAACATTTGGAGTTATAGTTATTGATGTGATTGTTGGATCATTTATAACTCCAGCTATATTAGTATCATAGAACCATCCTAATAAATTAGTTTGGTTGATTATCGCGCCATATTCATGGCGTAACCTAATACTATTATATCCTTGTCTCAGAGCAGCTGCAGCCAGCGTAATTCGAGCGGTTCCTTGCTGATAATTATTAGATGGGATACCACTAGTTCCAATTGATAATATAGATAGAGTCCCTCCTACGAAAGTGACTACGCCAGCTATTATTAGACTGCCAGTGCCTGGCGTGTTGTAATTAGTAATGTTCTGAGATCCTGGTCTATTTAATTCATTAAAATTAGCATTAAGATCAATATTGGCAATGTCCACACCATTAATCTCCAGGATCAAATTGCCCAGACTGGCATTGCCAAATATAGTAACACTATGGCCGATAATAAAAGCTGACTGTTGAGTAATACTAGCATAAATATTTCCAGCTACCAATGCAGGAGGATAATTTATATTAGATTGACTCATGCGCCCAGTTGATAGGGCTGGCATACCTGTCAGATTACCGCCAAGAAGAGATGGAGGTAATCCGCCACCAATATAAACAACACCTGGTGCAACCAATGTAGCAAAATGATCACTACCTGGAGTAGCATCTGAGATAAATCGTATCTCAGTCACTTCAGGAACCACTTGCTCATCAACGTCTCCAGGCGGTGCTGATGCGACAGTTACTGCTCTATCGATTGGTGACCATATACCACTCTGTAGTACTAGAGAATCCCCATTACTGGCGCCAGTAACATCTACATCAGTTAGATCTCCCAGATCTGCAGCAACATCTGCGGCTATCCAGATACCGGAATTATAAGTTAGTACTTGTCCGTCTGATGGGCTTGGTATATTAACATCTGGCACATCATCCAGTGATTCGATTGGTGGTGTGGTTTCTAGCGTACTCAGTCTATATACTATAGTCCCATCTGTTAAATTATAATCACCAACAGCTTCAGTCAACCAATCTACTTGGTATTCTTGCTTGTTATGATCCGTATTTGGGATAATTTCGCCATTATCCCTTAGTTGTTTTTGATATGGGAACTGGTATTCAGACATAGTAACCTTATATATTTAGTCCTCAGAATCGATCTCTATTAAATCGGAAACAAATGAATCATCATCACGGAAGGCCAATAGCATAGAAACTGGTTGTTCAGGAGTAGCTTCCTGAAAATCTCCTGTGCCAGATTCTGGTTTAAGCGGAATCATTTAAGACCTCCTTAATTTTATTGGTCCTATTTATATTATTAGTGCACTGATTTATCAACTCTTCTATAATATAGCTTTTATGTTCATCTGCCACATTCTCTAATTTATTTAAATATTCACCAAGCATGGATTCCAATCGCTTCTTATGCTCATCAATAATATCATCAATATCATCGTCATCAGACATTATTTCAGGACGTATTGATTTAGTGAACAGAATATCAGGATCAACAAAGCCGATTTCTTCTATCATAATTCTCTCGAACCGGTCTGCGAAACTCTCAGCAGCATAAGCACTAGTAGCAGGTGGACCGAATCTAGGAATTCTAGCTGGATTCTGTTTCCTGGCCATTCTACCCCTACATGGGAATTTATATTGGTCTTCGCCGACTGGTTCAACTTCAGAAGCTTCAACAGTACCTTCTATAGCTTCAACACCACCAGCTTTTGGATTGACATATGAAGCATTAAACATCATTGTATCCACTTGTCCTTGCTCCATACCATCAGCTAATTTCCTAAGATCATCTGGGCTTAATTCGCCAGATATAGTTATATTGCTGCCTTGTATCGTAGTTTGAATCTCGGCTTCACCCAGAATTTTCATTTTATTTCTTTCTTGCAATGGAGTTAATGCAAATGTTATTAGATTATTTCTCCTCTTTGGCAACCTAAATTCTCTATTATTTAGATCATCATATACCAATGGAGTACCGTTTACCGTCATATTGATAGGCCTATCTTTGATGAAATTAGAGATGTGTCTCAGAAACCCATCAAAATCAGGACAACTTAAGATTGTATAACCCTGGAAATTAGGGTAGTCAGCATCAATACTATAATCTGTATTTGTGACACGGCAATGGCGATCAAACTCGTCATAGACCTCAGCTAACCACTCATGTATGCCTTCATTAAGCATTGACAGTACGATATCTCCCAGCAAAATAGTTAACAATAGCATCAACTAATGGATCTATCTGATTGCTCAAAGGAAGTAAATGAGCATTCCTCCTCATAAAAGAACGCCCAAATCGGTTTGGTTCAAATTGCCAATGTCCATTATTAACGTCAGGCCAACAAGACAAATTAGTCGAACGATAAGCAGTATTACAACGACCATTATCAAGAGAAACAGACAGCCTTGGCACTCTCTTCCTCAAAGCCATAGCCAAAGCAGCATTATATTCCTCGATAGCATGGCGAAGATGCATACGCAGCTCGTCCAGATGTATTTCCGCATCATCTATCTCTTTCCTTATTTCTTGAATCAGATCAAATTTGCCTTTCACATCATTAGCCGATATGCTAGGCAAAGAACTTATTTCCTCATTAATAACACGATCCAAATTCTTGCGATCCATTAGCTACCTCCAGCATTCAATTCAAGCTGACCATTCACGAACTCATTGAATCCGCTCAATTGATCTCTAACCTCAATTTCCCTAATGACAGCACCAGGCCATAATCTAAATCCAACTTTGCCAACTTGGAATACCGTAGTAACAGGGAAGTATGGAGTAGATACAGCTACTGGAGTTGACAATGCTGCAGAAAGAGAAGGATCGGGCGGTATTAACAACCTATTCCACCATATCCATAGTTGACCATCACGATACATAATCTGTAATTCATTCCACTTCTCAGTATCCTCATTGACAGCAACAGGCAAAAATCCGCCATCATAGACCCTAAAACCAAATGGTGTAGAATCAGGCTCAGAAATACCATCGCTAATAAATCCGTCCTGAGTATGGATTTGGCTAACTGTGTAATTTCCAGGGCTGAAATTTCTGACCAAATCGTCAGCAAACTCATTGCTTTGATTTAAATCATAAGCTTCGTTCATGTCTAACAACCCGGCCTTTACCTGAAACTGTACAGATTCAGCTTCGCTGTTATCATTTACCGAAAATTCAAGACGTACCGCTGGAGCTGTATAATCCTCATGTAGGACCTGAACGACTGTTGTCCTATTTGGGAATATAGTTAATCTAGCCTCCTCCAGCTCAGTAACATTGGTCAAATCAGGCCCAGTAAGAAGATCAAGGCCAGTCCCTTCCAAATCAGGTACCGCATCAAGATCAAATGGGAATTGATCCATAAACCCAATAAGAATTGTAGCATCATCATCCAACGAGTCGAATGCAGCTTTATATTGGTACTTCCATGTATAATTCTTCCAGAAACCAGTAAGGATTCTCAATACTCCACTCTGAGGTAGATCTTTCCAGAAGGCTCCCTTAATCACTACGTATTGGTTCTCACGGAATGGCCCAGTCTCAAACACTCCACGCCTGACCACCTTAAGATATAGATCATCAGTATGATCAACTGGTCCTCTTAAGATTATATCTATTGGTGGGAACTCACTAACATTTGGACGACCAATCAATGCAGTAACAAGGACATTTTTATGATTCCCACGATGCCAAATCCAAACTGGCCGCTCCTGATCAGAAGCTGGAGGAGTCTCAGAAACAATTAATCCGGGCAAGGTGGGATCTATCTGTGCCACATATTGGTTGTTTACAGCAATACCGGATGGTTCATCAGTAACATTGCCAACCGAAATATCGAATGTATCTCCAATCTGAATCTGCGCACCAACATCATCCGGATCATGCACAGTAATCCTAGAAGCCGTATTTTCCAAAATTTTGAATTTTGAGCTTTGTAAATTGCCTGACGTGAAGCTCAATGTCCTATTTGCCAATTCATTAGTAAAGAATATACCACTGCGATCCAAAGCCAATTGAGCTGTAACAATGAAATTCGGCTCAGGATTATTAAGATCACCAGTTGGATTAATAGCAGCTACAATGTCTGAGCGAATTAAATATCCTTCATCGGTACCAGCAGTAATTTCTCCATCATCGGACAACAATAACGGATCATCGAAATTAAGAATACCCCACTGACTGCGCTCTATCAATCTAATATCGGAAATATCACTTATCGCAGCAGTAATCTCAGCCGGATTTATATCAGATGTTAATTCATATCTTCTGTCTAGCAATTCACCGAAACGTATAACTCCACCTATCCCCCATAAAGTCGCTGGATTAAGCCTTGGTACTGCGTTAAAGAATCTTCTAACAATTCTTTGGCCGTTGACTTCGCCGACTTGGAATTCCCATATTTGAATTAAAGTTCCGATGGGCAACAAATCACATGTGGCATCTCTGACTAGTGTGCGCGGCGCCAATAGATCTGTAGGCGAATTGCCTGGATTATTATATTGCCATACGTTAGTAGCTGTAAATTCGTCACCAACAGGTTCTGCTCTGTTAATAGACCACATATTACATAAATATTGGTTTGTTGACAGGATATCTGGAGGATAATTTGCTATGACAGCCATCTGGCGAGTTAAAGTATGGCCCTTATAAAATATCGCACCCAATAAATCTGGTTCATTTTCAGGATACAGCTCAAACCTTATTTGATTGCCATCATCATCGAGCCCAGTAAACCAGACCGTCTCAACTACTCCAGTGGCGCCAGGAGTCATTGCCCAGCCAACATTTGTTGTAGAGTTAGCATTTCTTACTAGAACTAGCTCAAATTCTCCTTGTCCAGGTACAATAGTATCATCGGCTCTTTTGAAGACCATAGCGGGATATGAATTCTTCATATTTAGCGTAGCTAGTGGATCTGCTTGATTAAGTATGGTGTTCTCTGGCAGGAGATATACTTTTAGTTCGCCATAGGAATTTACGCCTGGTATTTTGCCGGCGCATGATGGTGGGCGGATGGCGCTTACGTCAGATTCGTCTTGAATCCAGAAGATTTGAGCACATTCTTCGCATCCGCAGTTAAGTGGGATGGGGGAATCGACTGTAAATCTTACTACGTTCCCTATTCTTTCGAGACTGATGAATTCTGTTCCTGCTGCTAATATCAGATCACCTTGTATATATCCGCCGTCATCTGGAAATCCTGCGCCTGAGAATCCCAATACACCTACTCTCATTTGTGTTAGGGCGTCCAACTTTGCTTTATCGTCTGGTGTCATCAGACCAGATGTATCAGTGGTTACATTAGGAACTGGATCTTCAGCAACGTGAGTTTGACCATGGAATGACGGGATTATGACATCGGATTCTCTAGCATAGAATGTCTTGGTCTCGGCGTCGAATTTATACCCGAACCTTTGGCCATCCGGTCCTGATATATACAGGAACTGCTGATCAACTACAGTATTTGCTGGTGGTATCTTGTATTGTGCCACGATGGGGACTCCTGGGTATTTTATTTCTATTTATCTTTGCATTTCCATAATTTGCGAATTTAAAGAGGACAGATATATAATCGTATCTAAAACAAATGACAACTATAATAAATAATATAAAGAAAGTAGAATTACATCAACACTTAGACGGATCAATTCCAATACATATAACATGGTCATTAATGCAAGATCATAAGCTGACACCGTGCAATACTATTGAAGAAATGACCAAACTACTTGTATTACAACCAGAAGACGAAGGCAGAGGATTATTAGAATATCTCAAAAAATTTCATTACCCATTGTGGGTGACACAATTCTACGAAAATCTAACACTGGTTTCATATGCAATCGCTAAGAAAGCATACCTAACTGGTGTTAGAACCTTCGAGTTAAGATATAACCCAACCATTCATACATATGCCGGATTAACTCCACGACAAGCAGTATCAAGCGTATTAAAAGGATTAAATAAAGCTGAAATATCCTTCCCTGGATTGAAAACTGGCCTAATCATTATAGCAATGCGTCATATGGGCCCACACATTGCCAAAATCTGCGCACGACAAGCAATATCTGAGGCACAATGGGCTCACAAGAGAACTGGTGTAATAGGATTCGATATAGCAGGAGCAGAAAAGGGAAATCCTCCACATCTCTACAAAGATGCCTATGATATTGTGAGATCAGCTGGATTGGGTTTAACAGCGCATGTTGGGGAAGACGAAGGTTGCCATTATGTCTGGGAGGCTATAGATGTCCTTGGTTGTACCAGAATAGGACACGCTTGTACAGCAATAGAAGATGAAGAATTACTAAAGAGAATGGCCAGGGATAAAATCTGTATCGAAGCATGTATTACTTCAAATTATCATACTGGTGCTGTTAAAAAGAACGATAGACATCCAATATTTAAATTTCTAGAATTTGGCATACCAGTATCTATTTGTACCGATAATCCAACAGTATCTAACACAAACCAGAATAAAGAGTGCCAAATTCTAATTGATTCTGGCCTAAATGACTATGATATTAAACAAATACATTCTGTTGCAGAAACATATACATTTATTAAATAATAGGAGAAACGATGATTAAAAAATTAGATATTACCGATAAATTTATTGAATCATTAATACATTTAGAAATTCCATTTGAGCGTGTTAATTCTCCATGTTTCATAATTGGAAAATATGATTTAGATAATATCCACTATTGTAAAGAAGCATGTATCAAAGGGCATAGATTCGACAATTGGGAGGCCGCATGTTGTTCATTAGAAGGCTTTGATCGCGATAAAAAAATATATCTTTACGAGGCATTTGAATTAGATATTAGTGTTATTTATGCGCGGTATCATATACCTAATTTCACTATGGCTGAATTTGCAGAAAAAGAAAGACAATGGTGTGAAGTTGATAGATTAGATCCATTTAAGAATTTCAACGCAGCGTATGAAATCTAAAAAACCAAGATTGGTTAATGTGCCGCAGCTCGTAATCCCTAAAGACGCAACTCCAGAAGAAGCCGCGAGAATGGCAAAAGAATTCCTCAAAAAATTGAAAGAGGTTAAAAATTTAAAAACTATGTCTAAAAACAGTAGCAATGAAAGCACACGAAAGACAAATCAGGGATAACAGACATATCGCATACGTAGAGTGGCCTAGCGACGAGCCTAAAGAAATTCCTAATTGGTGCCCACTAAGAAATAAACAATGAAATGTTACTTAACTGATTTCCAGACCGGATTTGGCGTAGAACCAATCTTCTTAAACAATTGATTTATTCTAGTGTTATAATAAAATTGATCTCTGAATGTTATCGGATTTGGCTCATAATATGATTCCTCGACCATCTTAGCACCAGCTAGTTCGACAAATCTGAGATTTAAACCAGCACCTGTAGCATGGGAAGTCCGTAGGTTTATAACATCTGCTAACGTAACACCACCAGGTCTTCTTGTTAAGAGATACAACATCTGGATAGTTCCACTATATGATAATTTCATGTAATATCGATTCGATGACATTAGATCGCCAGCATCAATAGTAGCTCTTAACCAAATTCCTATAGCCTCGCCAGGCGCTAAAACTACGGATTTTGGCAAACTATTAACATCAGTCAATGGTATAGAAGAAGGCCTAACATGTCTACTTGCTGAGAACAAATCAGAATCTACAGTATGATCAAGAAAGAAATCTGCTATATCATACGGATCTATCTCGGATATTACCAAATTGACAGATTGAGACATTTGATTCCTGATAAAGAACTTCTCAAGAATTCTCTTTTCTAAAGTTGGATTGCTAGGAACTTCAGCAAATACTCTAAGCAACTCTATTACTTCCCAACTACCTGATTCAAGAGTGCCCAATATCTTAGAATCATCAGAGACCGTCACCACTCCGTTCAAAGCGGTTGGATTATCATCTATTCTAGTAATTCTCTCAATTTGAGTAAATAAATTATGTGTAGTTACTGGTATTATGCCATTCAATTGAATGAGTTCTGATATCTTTATATCAAAGGTTGTTATTCCTTTGATACGATAAATCTGTGAATCGTCGGATATATCGGAACTAACTAGAGTTATATTGCTAATATTGTCCAAGTTGGTGATGAGAATTTTCTTAGTTAAATCTATAAGGCCACCTTGGACCTCATCGCTTACTGTTTGATGAAATCTAGCTCCATAGATTGCTAAGTCTGCCATTTTACCCCATCATTTTAAATGCAGCAATCTTCTTACGCCAAGCATTAAGAAGATCGCCCATAGTCTGTTCAAGGGTATATTTAGGTCTCCACCCAGTAGCAGCATTGAATTTATCAGAATTGCCATAGAGCAAAGTAACATCCGACGGTCTCAACCTATCAGGATCAACTTTAGTCTCAATTTCCCCATCAAAAGTTGACAAGCCAATAAACAATTCTAATAATCCACCTATGGTAACCTTCATACTAGAACAGATATTATAAGGCTCACCTGGGTTACACTTTTGAATAGCATACCAATAAGCCTCTGCGATATCACGAGCATCGGTATAATCGCGAACGCTTTCTAGATTGCCATGATAAATTATCGGATCTTGCAATCCGGCTTCTATCAAAGCAACCTGCTTGCTGAAACTGGATTCTACGAAAGCATCCCCGCGTCGTGGCCCACTATGATTGAATGTTCTAGTGATTATCGTATGTAGGCCATAAGATTGATTATATTGATATGCTAGATTCTCCTGGGCGCATTTGCTAACACCATATGGCGATATTGGTCTTAGATCATTATCTTCGGTAATAGGAACTTCATGCGGTAGGACTTTGCCAAATTGTTCACTGGTACACGCTACTTGAATTTTAGCATCTGGCGCAAAGCTCAGCAATGCCTCGAACAGATTGATTTGTGAATTGATATTATTGTTCATTATATCAGCTGGCTGATCCCAGCTGGCTCTAACGAAACTTGTAGCGGCTAGATGAAATACTATATCTGGTCTTGCTTTCTTTATCATTCGATTGACATTATGTGCGTCTCTGAGTTCACAGTCGTGCAGTTGTAGTTTATCGATAATATGATGGATATTTGTCATATCCGTCCTATAGCGCACTACTCCATGTACTTCAATGTTCGGTTGCTCAAGCAGATAATCTGCAAGATGTGAACCAGTTTGCCCAGCAATGCCAGTAATTAGAACCTTCATATGTCTCCTTCTTATACTATATTAGCAACAGCCCTAAGGAAAGTAAACCAATCAACAGGCCCATCTAATCTATCATATTCTGGTAACTGTATATACAGCCGCTCACCCATTCTACCAGATCCTCTTAAATTATAAGATGTAGGATCTAAGACTTGAATTGATGCCATTGAACTGTTACGAGCACCCATCCTAATTAAGGTAGAACCAGGAATTAATCCAAGAACATCTAACGCCGTCAATTTGGTTCTTAAGAATCGTTGCCCATCAGGAATATCTACGAAACCATTCGTAACTGCCAATTTTCTTCTGATACCAATATCTATTGTAAGCATAACAACTCCAGATTATCTTTGCCCTATCATTAGAAGATAATTGTCCGCAAAGACCGTTTCATAACATCCTTTATTAATACGTAAAATTCTCTGTGGCTTATATATATATTTAAAATAATCCAAATCTGCTTTATTTATCATTAATATCAATAGACTAGCGCGCCCATTGTATTTCGCAATCCTGTATTCAGCTTTATCGCGTGCAAGAGGTTTATCCTCGCTTATTATGATTATGTCATAAATTCCCCCATCATCCAATTGTGGTCTAGTCATTCTAGTATAATCAGCCAATTCACGTAGTGGCTCATCAAAATCTTCTCTAACATGGAAATATTGACCGCCATTCAGCATTACGGCCAAGGCTTTTGATCCACTTTTGCAGTATAGATCTAGAACGCGTCTACCAGATAGATCATACCATTGATCAAAGATTGACCTATAATATCCAGGAGAAATCATACTAGTTGGATATAACTTATCGATAATAGATTCTCTAGTAATATCACTATTGTGCAATGCTAATCTATTGATCGCTGTATATATTCTAATTGGGCTATCCCAGGCTGGCGCAATATTCCTAGCGACTGGTGTAAAGTGATATAACAATCTGCGGCCCTGTTTAGCTCGTCTAGAGAATATCCTAAATCTGATCAGCGAGGATTGGTGTCTTTCTTTATATTGGTCATTTATCAATGATTCAAAATCTTCTTTCAAGACTTGGTCTGGATATTTTAGATCAATCCAGCCTTGATCTAATAAGGCTCGCGTCAGGTTGTGTATCATTATTCTGGTATTTATGAAAGCTGCTTCTTTGATGCTCTTACCAGTGATTATGAAATGTTGTTTTAGGATATCGTGTTCATCGTTATAAAATGGATCAGATTCAAATTGGCAATATGATTCTGGTTTTTTGATTAGATCTAGTGGATTGGTTTTTGGGAATGGGATTATGAAATAAGTGCGCTGATTGTATGCTCTTTTGTCAAGTGCCCAATATTCTCTTATACTGGTTTTCTTAAATTTTACTATTATAAAGAATGCAGTTCTTTGGATATGTTCAATATCTGGGCTGGCCTCTAATATTTTTAAGACCTTTTGCTGCCACAGTTTTTCTAGTACCCAGAAATTTCCCATTAGAAAAAATATAAGGACCTATAATAATTACACTTTTTCCAGCTCTGTAATCCTCAAAGAATCTGCAACGACAAATCCTTCTCTCAGCAGCACTGGCTCTTTTACCAAAATTTGGATGTAATTCACCAGAACAAGCTTCACGGTGATCTCTTATCCTCATCTTAAATCTAGTCATCCAATTAACAATAGTTTGTTGTACCACTCCTGCCAATTCAGAGCAAGCCTTGACTGATAATGATTGGCCACCGTGCTCATCAGGCTCTATGTCGTTCCTTTTACACCATTCTAAATATTCTTCTCTCCTAGAATAGTGATAATATAACCATTCTTCACTACAACATTCATGTTTAGGCTTAGTAGCTTCCAATAAGGATTTTGTTGGGATATCAAGTCTTTTAAGTCGGTGTTCAATATATGGAGCATTAGGAGCACCAACCATTCTAGCCAATGTTGGCATCCCATATTTAGCATAAGCTTGTGTTAGCCATTCTTTATTATCCCAATCTTCTGGAACTTCTTCATGGTCAATGTTAATTTTTTCTAGACGACAATCCCCAGGCGGCTTCTTTCCTTTTGGGAAATTACATTCGTTTTTCCATGTATCGATGGTATCTATTGATCGGTTAGCTAATAAAGCCTGTTGATATATTGTTAGATCCTTTGTAATCTCTAAAAATTTTCTCTTGTCTTCAAGAATTTTTAGTGGAAAATCCATTAATCTATTTCAGAATATTCTTCTGGTTCAACCGGCTCTTCAACTGGAGCTGGTTCTTCAACATCTACCATATCAGGTTTCGGAATAGCCACGTTTATAGCACCACGAATTTGTATAGATGGTTTTCTTGCCTTACCAGTCGGCAACTCTGGCAGTTCTTCTCGTCCGGGCGCTGCTTTGCGTATTGGCTTAGCTTTGCGTATTGGCTTAGCTTTAGTGCGTTTAGGTGGTGCTGGCAGAGGTGGCGTAGGAGCTAGTGGCGTTGGAGGCAGAACTTCTGGTTCAATATCTATCTCACGTTCATCCTCAGTGGGTTTCTCAAGTTCAGCAGCGATCTTATCAATTTCCTTCTTCTGCTCTTCCTCTTCTTTTTCATCCTGCTCTTTCTTACCCTTGGAGAATCTTTCTTCTTCTTCTTCAGCCCTCTTACGTATTGCCTGCTCACGCAATTGATTTTTTATATTATTTCCTATTTCGCCCCAAGCTTCTTCCAATTTCTTCTTTCTCCATTCCTCAGCTTCTTCCTTTGACATTTCTTTGGGGGGTCCAGGTATTGATGCATGTCCCTGTTCTATAGCCAATTTTCTAGCTAATTCTTCATCTTTTGGTTCTACTTTAAGTGCAATGATCATGCCGGGCCTTTGGCTACCCATCCTATCATAACGATATGTACGATATGCTCCAGTTCGGTATGTTCCTCCCATGCCGTCTAATTCAGTCTCACCAAATATTGCCCCTATCACATCGCCACATTCATCTCTCCCTGCCCAATAACGCTGACGCAGCGTATTATGTTTTATAATATCTGGTAAGCGAATACGCAATTCAGTTAATTGATCTGGCCTAAGGTAATTTAGACAAATTCCGCATATATAATCGAACGTGCCAGCTTTTGTCTGTCTATTTCGCCATGTTCCTAAATATAATATGCGAGGAGCATTCGCGCCAATTTTCTCTATTCCTTTTCCATTCAAATATGAGAACTCTGATGTAGCTCCATATTTTTCATCCTCAAGTATGACATATTGTGTTGCTATATGATTAAGTCTCATTAGAACCCTTCTTCTTCCTCCTCCTCTTCCTCACCACCAATGAAATCAGCAAGCAATTTTGGGTCTAATTTTAAATTATCAATGGCATCATTATCAACGTCTACACCAATTCTATTAACATCAGCAATATCTGGTGTTGGATCACCAGCGGATTCAGAACTACCAGTCCACGAGAATTCCGGATCATTTGGACGCGATTTCTCAGCTCGATCAACATCCAGCGAAGGATCAGCAAATTCCCATTCCTCTTCGCCTTGTTCTTCTTCCTGTCTTAATTCAAATTCCTGTTCTAATTCCTCCGCATCTTCTTGACATTCTGAGCATATATCAATATGGTTTCTAATAAACATCACCTCTTCTAGATCATCAATCTGACCATATGTATATTGGCGAAGATTACTCTTAACATATGGACAATCATCACTATTATCATCATCAATATTGCTACCATCTTCAATACGAGCTTCTGGATCAATAGCTGCATCATCAGTTGCTTGCGCATCATCAATCAATTTCTTGAGCTGCGCCTTCTCAGGCATGACTGCATTAGCTAGATCACCAAATTCACCAGCAGCTAGCTGCTCGTCCATCTTCTGTTTTCTCTTCTTAGATGCACCCAATTCGGCCATCATAAGTTCAGTACTCTTCCTGATCTCCTCTTTTCTTTGCATTATATCAGTTATAGATTTTTTAAATTCTGATGTTATTTCATCAGCTGTTATTACTTCCATATACTTAACATCAGGTCTTATATTGCTAGATAAATCTCTCTCATGAATAAAATTCAATACTTCTTTTGGCATTATAGAAGAGAATATATCCATAGTAGCAGCCATCATGAAACCAAACCATTCGTTAAATTCTCTTCTACCTTCCTCACCCGATCTATAATCCACAGAATTTGGTATTTGAGTACCCCAGTTCATACATATCATCTCGATATCAATGTCCGACAATGCACTCAGATCTATTGGTTTTCCTAATTCATACTTTACTTTATTAGTCATCAAATGAATATCATATTCTTTGAACTTCTTAATTGTTTCCCTTCTGATCAAATTCCATTGGTGTTTTGGATTTAATACATTTTCTCGTTCTTTTTCATTCAAATCACTATAATATTTTGTCCAATATTTCAGCAACACATCGTAATATAAACGGTATTCCTTACCAGTCCATACATCAAGTGTAGATGTTCTAGTACCAACTATCTTATTACCAACTGGCACAATATTATGCTCTTTACCAATTTTACATCTATTGCATTCTTTACCATCTATTAAGCTAGTGCCGCCACAAGCTCTACAATACCAATATCTATATGCTGGCTCCTTCATCGTTGACACTTTGCTAAATATCTGATCAATGCTCATTCCATTATTATTCCAATATGCGAGATCTCCATATTTTTCCCAGAATTCCCGTGGCGGGTTTATTTTGTTCATTGGGCTAGGATATATTCTAACCTCAGCTATACGCCTAAAATTTAATAATATCCATTCTTTAGATCCATATTTCAATTCCAGGCGTTCTGAGCGTGCCGTAATAGCACCAGGGCTTGTGGCCTCGGCAACGGTACTACGCATTGCTGCACGCATAAGAGCCTTATACTCATAGGAGCTACGCCTCAATGTCGTAATCTCTTCGCCAGTCCAACCTTCTACACCAACCGTCTTAAGCCAGAATGCTTTCTCAGCAAAACTCTGCCATTGTGGATATTCAACACCATCGATATTGGCAACTATAGTCTTATATCTTCTTTCCCATTGCCCTGTTATTGGATTTTCCCAGTCACCTCTTTTCCTGAGCATTTCTATGAATTCAGGATCATTCCAGATACTAACTAATTCGCTACGTTGCATTATATGCGGGTGATCAGGATGATCAGGAGATTCTATCATATGCCATGGGATTGTTGGTTTTTCAGTCTTATCATATAATGAATCGGCATTCTTTCCAACATACCATTTATAACAATTAATCTCAACTGGCAACGGTGTTTGTAATTTTTGTACTAATTCACGGCTCCATAATACTGGATCATCCCAGAAATATTTCTTCCCACGATTGTTTGGATCAATAATACCATACATATCAACAAATTGATCGCCATGCTTGCCTTCTAATGTTCTAATAATTTTATCATCTGGCACTCTTTGCAACATTTCCCTGTTGATTACATCTGGTTCCGAATCTAGATAATGTTTCGCGCCCTCGCTAATTTTGTAGTGTTTATCTAATTTATGATAATTATAACTATCAAAATCAGCAGGTATTTCACCAATAAGTTTTGATTTCCTAATTTTCACAATTCTACTGCCAATATAACACGATGGTACCTCACGGTGCATAACTGGCCAACCCGCTTTAATTCTATAAGCTTGCGATACAGCTAATCTCTCAGGTTCTTTTCCCTTGCCTTTCTTCACTATTTTCATTATTCTTATAGTAATGATATCTTCATCTTCATCAATTGTTTCACCTACAATATTGAAGGTCTTACTTTTCTCAACTTCACTGAATAATGCTTCCTCTTCCTCTTCCTCTTCACCAATTATACCACCTTCTTCAACAGAGAATATAGCATTTTGTCTAACAGTGTATATCGAGCCATCAGGACCTATTGGATAATCGCTAAATTGATCATACGGGGCCAAAGTTAAATTTAATTCTTCAAAGATGTCCCTGACATCTTTCACCAAAACATCATTATCTCTGCCACCACTAGACCAGAATTTGCTCCACGATGGTATTACTTCTCTCAATCTTTTAACATCAGATTCATCGTATCTTGATGCTTTAATTGGCATCCACGGATCTACAAGGAAATTAAGACCTTTGAGACCAGTCTTATGTCGATCTATAATGAATACATTTCCTTTTGAATCTATCCAATAACCATGAAGCTCAGGCGTTATACGTGTCAATATCTGTCTTAACCGGCCAATAAGATTAGGAAATTCATGCGGCGGCATCGTAGATTTAAGTGGTATTCCAATGCTAGATGGATTAGTTATATCAATACCACCCCTGCCGCTGCTGGCTACAACAGCATCAAATTCATTGCCTTCGCTTCTACCCTCCTCTTCACCCTCTTCACCACTCTCTCCCTCGTATTCATAAAAATGCTCATCTTCATATTCAATTATACCAATATCTATTTCAACTATTACATTATACACATAATGGGTATTAATATCGCGTAGATCAATATAAGTTGTGTGATAACTCCTACCCCAAGCATCAGGAGATCCCTGTTCCAAAACTAATGCTTGCATCTCTGGTACACGACCATAATTTCGCATAATATATTGTTTGTTATACACTAGAATTCTAACATTTGCTGGCAAATTTCCACCGCTATTAGGCGGTAGAAATAATATAGATTCTAATTCAGAGCCTTCAGAGATGCCCAATCTGCTCTTGACGGCCTCCATAATCTCATCTTCATATCTGTTAACAATTAAATTCGTAAGATATTCATCATGCCTATGAAGATAGATCTTAGAGCCTGGTTTTCCTTTTATTTCTGGATGGACTTCTTTAGCACTAGGAAGAGATGGCCGTTGTGTTGGCAACCTAACTGGATCACCACAAGCTAATCCAAATCTGTTGAACTCAGCTTTGTGCTTTAATAGAGAATAGATATATTCATTACTATATCTGCTTGATGGTACATTAGGCGATCCAGTATAGACCTTTTTAGTTCTAGCTAAGCATCTCTGGCAGTCCCATTGAAATGTTTCATGTCTCGGCCAGCCTCCTGACCACATTCCTCCCTTTTTATCACTATCAGAATAGCCTCTCTTGCGCCATTGAGCAACCCACAGATGATAAGCGGCCAAAACCATATTAGGACAAACTGCTCCAGATGTTATTGAATAAGTCACAGGCCACACTCGGCACCATTCTCTCATAGAATGCCCTGGACCATCTGGCCCATCATCTTTTAAACTTAATTCAACAAATTTATCAACATCCTTATGTATTATCCTTCTTTCTTTGGATTCATTAGTACCAGAATAATACGGATTTATAGTTCTAGTTTGTTCAAGGAGCTGTACCCTGGTCTGATGCGGTAGCAATATTTGACATTCGATTACTAGACGACTTTCTTCTTCTATCCCTTTAGTGCCGGTAACCCATACCATCGCCCTTTCTGGCTCACTACTTATACCCTCAAGCAATACACGCTTGATCTCCATAATATCCATATTCTATTTAACTCCAATCAGGATATTCCGGAGTGAATTCACCAATAAGGCCTATAATGTCGGATTTATTATCATCTTCATAAACAGATTCCAACATCAGGTTTTCGTAATCCTTATTCATCTTAGGAATAGGCTTAATATTCTTAACAGATGGAGTTTTGGCTATATTCTCAGGATCATAACAGAAATACGCAAATTCAGAACGCTCTACAACTACTTTACCCTCGACAACAACGTTGTTGTCATCTAGACGCACTATATATCTTCCTTCATCTGTCTTCGCTTCAATAATTCCCGTTAATCCATTCAAGAATGTGTCATCATCAACACCAT